ATACCTATGTAAATAGCGATATATTAGGACTTTTAGGTATTGCAACTTTCTGGTAAAAAGTTAAGATTTTGCTTGCTATTAATATGGTTTTATTAGTACACTATAATAGTTAATAAATTATAAAAATAAAGAGTTATAAGAATGGAAACACAAATATACACCACAGATACACGACAGGTTAAACGGGCAAAAGTTAGAAAATCTGTTAAACAAGAACAAAGAGTAAAAACTCTTATTTCAGAAGCTCAAAAAATAAGAGTTGATGGTGGTTTATGGTATCAAACTCACATTACACAATCTTATGCTGATATGGGTATAATTGACGCTCAATCAGTTAGGGTATATTCCAAAAAACATTTCACTACTTTCAATGTAGATTCTGAAATTGAGGGAGTAAGATGGAATGGGGTAGACACTCGTGTCTTTGCTGAGATAAAACAATGTCTAAAGGGAGAAGGTATTATCAAAGTTCACGAAATAGCTGATGCCTTTAAAGAAGACCATCCCGATTGTAAATATGGTGTTATTTATAAGGACGGTGGTATTCCAAAGGGAGATTTTAAGAAATTAGAAAAATACCCTAATATAGATTTTGTCATACCTGAGTCCGAACTAAAAGATTTTTTATCAAATCCAAGAGAATTATATGTCTCAACTGATTTTGATGAAGATATAGTAGATAATGAAGTTATGAATAGATTGAAAGCATATGATGAGTCATTGACAGATTATATGTTGGAATGTGTAATTGGTTCAATATCATTAGAAGATAAAATAAGGATGATAGAAGCACCAACCGGTTTTGGTAAAACACATTTTTCTGTACATACTATGTTTCCTTATCACTTTAAATCACTTGGTATAGAACTTGTTGTCTACATAGTACCACAAAAAGCATTGATGGCACTTAAAAAACTAAATTCAGTCAATTATCCTCCAGGAACACAGGTTACATATGATTGGGATTCTGCGATGGAGATGCTCGAAAGTGGTTTTAAAACTATTTTGGCTATAAGTGATAATACTTTTTCTTATGATAAAAAAAAGAAGGTTGGAACAAAAGCTAAACCGATGGTTAAAGATTTAATCATAGACTTATGTGCAAATAAGGGGTATAAAGATAAAGTATTGATTTGTAGAGATGAGGGACATTATTCAGGTTCATCTGGTGAAGACTTTTATTACAAGAATATGGGTAGTAAACCTTACAAGTATCAGGCTTCTTTATTTAATGCTATAGCCGAGGTATTGAAATATACTCGTTATGTGTACTACTTATCAGCAACACCATTGCATGAACAATTTAATGCTACATTTGGTTCAGAAAAGTATGCTCTAATTAATGAACATCCTAACAAAGAAGAGTTATTGTTGAGGACAGCCAAGATTAGAAATATTACTTTTAATCCTGAACTCAACGATGAAGGTCGTAAAATTAAGACTGGTGCCAAGTATATGATAGCAGCTGTAGAGAATATGATGAATCGTGAAAAATCTTTACATTCTTTCGTTGACCAATGTGAGTTAGAAGAAGGATTAGATTTTCTACAATTAAATGGTAGTCATCCGTTGAAAAAGAAACAGACTATAATTGTCAAGTTAGAACGAAAGAGTGATGGTAAAGTTAAAGTTTCAACTGAGAATGTTATCGAATTAATTGAAGAGGCTGATTTACAACATGATTTTGATTTCGTAATATCTACTTCAGAAGATGGTATTCAATCGTATAGTATCTTAGATGGTAAAGTTACTGAAAACCATAAAGTTTATAGTTCTGAACAGAAAATATATGACTCTTTAGAAGATAAATCAAGTCCACTTAGGATGTACATTGTTATTGAAAAGGGTTCTATGGGTGTTGACATTCCGAGTGCTAGTACCTTGTTGATATTCAGAAAACCAAAAACTTTTTTCAAAGGTAAACCAGTTACTACCAATGGTATTCAACTTTTTGGTAGGTTAGCTAGATTACAAATCAAAATCGATGACCTCTACGAATATAAATGGAAATGTAAAGAAGACTTTGTGAAGTATTATACTATGGCGAATAGTTTTGATATTTTTTGTGAAGATACTGATTATTGGAGACAAACTCAGTTAGAGTATATTTCTAAACAAGGAGTAATAGAAAATGTTAATAGACACTTATACAAGGAGTTATAATGAAAGAACTAACGCCAGAACAAATACAAGAAAATTGGTCTAAACTTAGGAGTATCATCAATGATACTTTTGCTGGGGAGAGACTTGAGAATCTAAACAAGATGTATGATTACTTCGAAGAAAGAATGTGTCTTGCTCCAGCAAGTGGTAAAGAACACTTTCATAATGCTCATCCAGGTGGGTATGTGGAGCATGTTTTACATATCGTTGATTTTGCTGGACAATTATGGGATGTGTGGGGAAGAAATGGTGCCACCATTGACAACTTCGATAAAGAAGAGTTGATATTTGCTGCTCTTCATCACGACTTAGGTAAAGTTGGAGACTTATCAGAGGATAACTACATACATAATGATTCAGATTGGCATAGAAAGAATCAAGGTATGATTTATAAACACAATCCAAAGTTACAATATATGACCATTACTGATAGAGCCTGTTGGTTACTTCAACATTTTGGTATCAATATGTCAGAGAATGAGTATATTGGGTTAAGATTGACAGACGGATTATATGAAGAGGCTAACAAGACTTACTATATGAATTGGAGTAAAGACAATCAGTTGGCGACCAATATTGCTTATATCTTACATCAAGCTGATATGATGGCTAGTAAGATTGAGTATGACGAATGGGCTAGAGGTGACCACGATGTTAAGGTAGAGAAAGAAGAAGAGGTAAAGAAGAAGTCACAACAATCCGCAGCTGCGAATCAGGCATTCAAAGACCTGTTCGGAGAATAATGTACCTAGATTATTTCGACAAGTTTAAGAACCAAGAACCATATCTTCACATCGATGAAAAAGAATGGACTTACATAAAAGATACATTCGAGAAAGATGATGTAAAGGAATCTCTGGCAAAAGTCGCTATGGACTATCCGATGCCGACTATGGAGATGACCGAAGAAGATTGTCGTAGGGACTTCAACAAGTTAAAAGGAACTTGGGTTTATGATATTCTGAAAGAAGGGGAGTGGTTTGGTAGGTCTGAGGACGGTTATGAATATCCATTAACTTATCACGGTGAACAATGGTATTTTGCTAGAAATAATATCGGTAACAAATCATCTAACTATTTCCAACAAGAAAACAGATGGTCAGTAGATGGTTCAGTATCACCTGGTCCCAAACGAACTTGGGAGTCTGAAAAGTTTATGACATCATTGATGGGTTCAGCATATAGTCTGAAACTACCAAA